CTTATGATTCACTCAGAGAGCGTTTAGAATGGATTATAGAAAATGGTATTGGTAAATGGAATATTGCCCAAGTAACTAATGAACACAAATGGCAAGAAATTCGTAATCAACGAGATAAAATTATGAAAGAATTTGAGTGGAGAATTTTACGATATAATCGTGAAGCTGCTTTAGTATTACCATTTACAGATTCAGACATTCTGACTATGCATGCATATATGCAATCTCTTGCAGACATTACAAAACAAGAAGATCCTTGGAATATAGTTTGGCCACAGTATCCAATCGCATAAATATACCAGAAAAACAATTTTTTGGAAAACTAAAGGCATAAAATGGCTGCTGTCTCTACAAGAACGGGATTGAAAGAATATGCATTAAGAGCATTGGGTGCACCAGTACTCGAGATTAATGTGGACGATGATCAAATCGAAGACCGCATTGATGAAGCATTAGACTATTGGAAACTCTATCACTACGATGGTGCAGAGCAGATTTATCTTAAACAGTTAATTCGTGCTTCTGAGGTAACTCTTTCTGCTTCTGTGGCTGCAACTTTTACGCTTGGTGAAATTATTACAGGCGCAACTTCTGGTGCAAAAGCCGAAGTATGTAAAGAATCTCAAAGAACATCTTCTGGTACTCTATTGTTAGTTAGAGATATAGTTGGTACATTTACTGCAGGAGAAGCTATTACTGGTTCAGCAGGACATAATGCCACATTATCTTCTATCACAATTCGTGAATACGACAATCGTTACGTTGAAATTCCAGATTATGTTTACGGTGTTACTCAAGTTATATCTGCATCACAGGCATCTTCCTCAAAGAATATCTTCGACTTGCAGTATCAATTAAGATTAAATGATTTGTATGATTTAACATCTACTTCTTTAATCTACTACAAAACAGTTATGTCACATTTGGCATTGCTAGACTTTGAATTAAATGGACATGAAAGATTTAGATTTAATCGTTTAAGCGGTCGTTTATACCTAGACGTTAATTGGGCAACAGACCTCGTTCTTGGTGATTATATCCTTGTTCAATCTTATCGTGCAATGGATCCAACAACATGGTCTAAAGTTTATAATGAACAGTGGTTAAAACATTATGTAACTGCATTGTTTAAGAAACAATGGGCAACCAACATTAAGAAATTTTCTGGAATACAACTTCCAGGTGGTGTAACTCTGGACGGTGATAAACTATATGACGAAGCCACTACAGAAATAAAAGAACTCGAAGACGAACTACAGAATAAATCAGCGCCACTAGATTTCTTCATGGGATAATAGATGCCTACTAATGTTTATTTTTCTCATGGTACAAGAAATGAGCAGTACCTAATTGAAGATCTCATTATCGAATCTCTTAAGATTTATGGTAATGAGTTCATGTACATTCCGAGAACATTAGTTTCTAAAGATGAAATTCTTGGTGAGGATCGTTTATCTAAATTTACATCTTCGTTTCCAATTGAAATGTACTTTGAAAATGTAGACTCACTTGATGGACAGGGCGCATTTATTCAGAAGTTTGGTCTAATGATGGAGCAGTCAGCTACATTAGTGGTTGCTCGTCGTAGATGGGATCAGTTGGTTGGTCGTTATGGAAAGACAATTATTCCTATTCGTCCATGCGAAGGTGATTTAATTTACTTTCCATTGACTAAAGGTTTGTTTGAAATTAAGTTTGTAAAACATCAAGATCCATTCTATCAACTTGGTAAACTATATGTGTTCAAGTTACAAATTGAATTGTTCCAATATGCTTCTGAGAAGATTGATACTGGCATCGCTGAAGTAGATGTGTTTGAAAATCTCAAAACATTCTCAACAGATACGACTCGTACTGTATACGGTGAAGTTACTTCTATTACAATGACAAATCAAGGATCTGGATATACAACAGTTCCAACAGTAGTAATTACTTCTAATGTGGGTTCAGGTGCCACTGCAACAGCTGTTCGTGGAACATCTGGTGCTACGTTAAATAAAATTATTCGTGTTGACATTACCAATCCAGGAATTAGATATACCGCTGTTCCAGCTATCTCATTCACAGGTGGTGGTGGAACAAATGCTGCTGCAACAGCAACTATTAGTACTAACGTCGATAAACCAGATTCGTTTGGTAATAACAATACATTTAAAACACAAGCACAAGATGTGTTGTTTAGTGTGACTAATCCATTTGGCGAAATTGATACAGAAAATAATCCATAATGTTAAATAGTAACGTATACTACCATGGAATAATTCGCAAGTGCATCGTAGGATTCGGTTCACTATTCAGTGACATCTATATCGATCGTCGTGAAGGTGATTCTGTAACTGGTACTGTTATCCAAAGATTACAAATTCCTCTTGCATATGCCCCAAAAGAAAAGTGGATTGTTCGTCTAGATCAAGATACATCTTTAGAAAATAATGTATATACCACTCTTCCAAGAATGTCTTTTGAGATTACTGGATACAACTACGATCCTCAAAGAAAAGTAAATCGTATGCAACAGATAAAGTGTGGTGATGGTACTGGTGCAGTATCCACTATGTATACTCCTGTTCCATACAACTTAGATATTTCTTTATACATCCTCACAAAAACTCAAGAAGATGGTCTGCAAATCATCGAACAAATCCTCCCTACATTTACACCTGAGTATACATTATCAATTAATGTCGTGCCAGACATGAGTGTTAAAATTGATGTGCCTATTATTTTAAATAGCGTATCAGTTCAAGATGACTATGATGGCGATTTTCAAACTCGTAGATTTGTGACACATAGTCTTAACTTTCAAATGAAAATGAATTTGTTTGGACCAATCTCTAACAATGATATTATTCAAACTTCCAGTATTAATATTGGTCAGAATGAAAACTTTAGCAATCCTAATAGAATCTTTACAGCAGAAGGTGATGTTACTACTGCCACTGTTGATACTGAGAGTTGGCTGAACGGATTTTAATGGCAGCGATTTATAATTCAAACTCTAATCTTAAAGCAGCTGGAGTTACTGTTGATTTTACACCTGATGATGTAAAAGAATACATGAAGTGTGCATCAGATCTGATTTATTTTATTGAGAACTACTGCTACATTGTTACACTGGATCATGGTCTACAGTTGTTTAAACTTTATGATTGTCAGAGAAACAAATTAGATATCATTCATAATAATCGTCGTGTGATTCTTATGGAAGGTCGTCAACAGGGTAAGACAACTACCTCTGCAGCTTACATTCTTTGGTACACGATTTTTCAAGCCAACAAAACTGTGGCTATTCTTGCGAACAAAGCAACTGCTGCAAGAGAAGTTTTAGATCGTTATCAAACAATGTATGAGATGCTACCAAAGTGGATGCAACAAGGTGTCACTACTTGGAACAAAGGTGACATCGAACTAGAGAATGGTTCAAAGGTATTTACTGCTGCAACAGGTAAGTCTGGTATTCGTGGTAAATCTGTAAACATGTTGTATGTTGACGAAGCAGCAATTATTCCAAACAATGTGGCAGAAGAATTCTTTACGTCAGTTTACCCTACAATTTCTGCTGGACAAACTACTAAGATTCTATTGTCGTCAACTCCACTTGGATACAATCACTTCTGGAAGTTTTGGACAGACGCTGAAAAAGGTAGAAATGGATTTGTTAATCTATTCATACCATACTGGGAAATTCCAGGTCGTGATGCTGCATGGGCTGCAGAACAAAAAGCCCAACTCGGTGAACTTAAATTTACTCAAGAGGTTCTTTGTAATTTCTTGGGTTCTTCTCTTACTTTAGTTAGAGCAGATACCATTTCTAAAATGAGTCCAGATACTATCATCTATCAAAAGGATGGATTAGATGTGTATGTAAACCCACAGGCTGGTCATTCTTACGTTATGGTTTGTGATATTGCAAAGGGTGTTGGTGGCGACTACTCCGCATTTCAAATGATTGATATTACAGAAGTGCCTTATAGAATGGTTGCAAAATATAGAAACAACGAAATTAGTCCGTTGCTCTATCCAAATATTATATACAAAGTTGGAAATGACTATAATCAGGCATGGGTTTTAATAGAGATTAATAGTTCTGAACAGGTGGCTCACATCCTATATTCTGAGATGGAATACGAAAATCTCTTATTTGTGACACGACATGCTCTTGGCCAAACAGTTTCGGGTGGTTTCGGTGGTGGTAAGACACAATTGGGTGTCAATACCGATAAAAAGATTAAACGAATTGGGTGTCATAATTTTAAGGCACTCGTTGAGGAAAACAAACTTATTATAAATGATGCTGATACGATCTCTGAAATCTCGACTTTTATCGAGAAGAAGGGTTCATATGAGGCGGACGAAGGTTATCATGATGACTTGGTAATGCCTCTGGTACTGTTCGGATGGCTTACAACTAACAGTTATTTTAAAGACCTAAATAATGTTAATCTACGAAATATAATGTACGCTAAACAAATGCAAGCGATCGAAGAAGAATTAACACCATTTGGATTTTATGAAGATGGGAAACCTGAAAAGGCTCCATTAAACTTCTAGAAATCTTGTAAAAACTAAATAAAATGTAGACATACAATTGTCTAGGTAAAAACTTATTAACAAGGAGAAATACAATGCCGTTTCAACTATCTCCAGGCGTTGCAGTCGTAGAAAAAGATTTCACTTCTATCGTTCCAGCCGTATCATCTTCAATTGGTGCGTTTGCTGGAGCATTTCAATGGGGTCCAGTAATGGAGCCTGTAACAGTTAGCTCGGAGAACGATTTAGTTCGTCGCTTCGGCAAACCAAACGATAGCAATTTTCAATCTTTTTTCACTGCCGCAAACTTCCTATCATACACAAATAATCTACTACTAGTTCGTGCCGATGCTGGACACTTGAATGCTGTTGCAACTCAAACTGGCGGTGTTAGTGCTATTGCTATAACCAACGCTGGTTCTGGTTACATTTCTACTGCTGCAGCACCGACTGTTGGTTTTACCGCTCCTGATATTGCTGGTGGTGAAACACCTACTGCTACAGTAACTCTTTCTGGCGGTGCTATTACTGCTGTTGCAGTTTCTACTCCTGGTTCTGGATACGCTACTGCTCCGCAAGTAACTCTTTCTAATCCATCTGGCGGTACTGGTGCACAATTTACTGTAGTGTTATCTGCACCAACTCTTGCTGGTGTTGTAATTACTGGTACTGCTGGTCAATTTACTTGTACTGCAGCTACATTGGTACAAGGTAGTACGATTAATATTACTGGTACAATAGGTGGTTCTGGTAGTATCACTGGTTACACAACTGGCAATACTTATAAAGTTTCTGCTATTACTGGTTCTGGTTCTTCTGTGACTGGCTTTACTTTAACTACTACTGCTGATGCGCCGATTGTTACTGCTGCTGGTACTCCAACTGGATTAACATATTCAGTAACATCAAATCAATCAGTGGCTTCTGTTACTATTACTCAAGGCGGAACTGGATACAAAGGTGCTGTAACTGCCACATTCTCAGCTGGTAATGCTGTTGCTGGTGCAGTTACTGTGGCTAATTCAACTATCAGTGCGGTAACACTAGGTGTTGCTGGAACTGGTTATACAACTGCTCCAGTAATTACTGTTCCTGCTCCAGGTGGCGCAACAGCTGCTCAATTAACTGCAACAATCGTCACTGCTGGTATAAAAATTATCAATGCAGAAACTTACAATAATAATTTCTCTGGTGGTGCTGGTATTGTTGGACTTTGGGCAGCAAAATATCCAGGAAGTCTTGGAAATTCATTAAAAGTTTCTATGGCAGACTCTGCTACTTTTACTGGATGGACTTATGCAGCTGAGTTTGATGCAGCCCCAGGAACCTCTGCTTATGCAGCATCTGTTGGTGGATCTTTAGACGAGATGCATATTATTGTTGTCGATGAAGATGGACTATGGACTGGTACGCAAGGAACTGTTCTAGAAAGATATGCGTTTGTATCAAAAGGATCTGATGCTAAGAAATCCGATGGCACTAATAACTTCTACAAAGATGTTATTAATTCTCGTTCAGAATATATCTTGTGGATGGATCACAGTACAGTATTAACTGATGCTGGTACATCATGCGCTGGTAATACTTTTGTAACTTTATCAGCTGTAAGCAATATTTCATTATCTGGTGGTACTGATGATTTGGCAATAACTGATGGTGAAAAACAGTCTGCATATGATTTATTTGCCAATGCTGAAGCGTTTGATGTTTCTTTAGTTCTACTTGGTAAAGCATCTGCCACTGTTGCAACTCATGTAATTAACAATGTATGTGAAAGTCGTTTAGATTGCGTAGCGTTTGTGTCTCCAGAAAGAACAACAACTGGTGATGTTATCGTGGGATCTACTTCTACAGAAGTAGGATATATTACCACTTATCGTGATGCTCTACCAAGCACTTCTTATGCAGTGTTAGATACAGGTTACAAATATCAATACGATCGTTACAATGATAAATATCGTTATGTCCCATTAAATGGTGATGTTGCAGGTTTGTGTGCTCGTACTGACTTTACAAATGATCCATGGTTTTCTCCAAGTGGTTTAAATCGTGGCCAAATTAAAAATGTTGTTAAGTTAGCAGTTAGTCCAAATAAAACACAACGTGATGCACTTTACAAGAAAGGTGTTAATCCTGTTGTTACATTCCCAGGAGAAGGTACTGTCCTCTTTGGTGATAAGACTCTTTTGGCTAAACCAAGTGCATTTGATCGTATCAATGTTCGTCGTTTATTCATCGTTATGGAAAAGGCAATTGCAACTGCTGCTAAATTCCAGTTGTTTGAATTTAATGATCCATTCACTCGTGCCCAGTTTAAGAGCCTAGTTGAACCATTCTTGCGTGATGTCCAAGGTCGTCGTGGTATTACAGACTTCGTGGTCAAGTGCGATGAGTCTAACAACACTGGTCAAGTTATAGACGCAAACGAATTTGTTGCGGACATTTTTGTTAAGCCAAATCGTTCTATCAACTTTATCACTCTCAACTTTGTTGCTGCTCGTTCTGCGATTAACTTCTCAGAAATTGGTGCGTGATTCTAAGATAAATAAGAAAGAACATAAGGAGATTTAAATGGCAAATATTGCTGATTTTAAGGCACAGATGATTGGTGGCGGTGCTCGTCCCAATCAATTTCGTGTCGAACTAGTATTCCCATCATATGTTTCACTTGGTGTAGTGGCTGGACAACGTGCACAATTTTTGTGTAAAGCTGCTCAGTTACCTGCATCAACTGTGGAAAATATTGGTGTATTATTCCGTGGTCGTCCAGTTAACTTTGCTGGCGAGCGTGTGTTTCAACCATGGTCTGTTTCAATTTACAACGACACAACTTTTGGTATTCGCAATGCATTAGAGCAATGGTCAAATGGTGTGCAAAATTATAGTTCTACAAATGGTCGTGTTGAGCCAACTGAATATCAAGTTGACTTAAACGTACATCAGTTAGATCGTAATGGTGGAATTATTAAAAGTTATAAATTTGTTGATGCTTATCCAACAACAATTTCTGCAATCGCTTTAGATTACGAGCAACAAAATGCAATTGAACAGTTTGATGTAGAGTTTACATTCAACTTCTTCACATCAGCTACTGGTGCGGATTCTCGCTTTGGTGTCAATGTTTCT